GTCCCGTTTTTTTGTCTCTATGAAAATACTCAACGAAGAATTTTTGGAGTTGCTCGTAATTGCATTGGCTCAAAGGGTCTATGAATTGGAGCAACGTATTGAAACACTAGAAGATGAATGGGATGAACATGACTGATATTGAATATTTCCTTTTTGGCGCAGCATTTGGTTTAGCAATCAAAGTTCTTGTTGCAGCACTTGATGCACTTGCAGCAATGTTTGATAAAGACAAACGAGATGCTGAAAAATGACGCAAGAAAAGACATTAAATGAATTGCTTGCTGAAAATGCGTATCTAGATGACTTGATTAAGCAAACAGCGCATGAGCGTCAATGTTTGCCAAGGAATGACAAAGAAAACGCACATAAGTTGCTTCTTGAAATTAACAAGCTGACAAAAGAAAAACGCGAACTTAAACCAGCAATCGCAAGAATGCGAGAGTTAGAAGAAAAACGAGAAAATCATAGTCTTTGGTGTTCTTGCATAAGAGAACTATATGGAGAAGAAGACTTATCGTTGTGCTTCGAATGGATTAAGCAAGAAAGAAAAAGAAGGAAAGAAACACAATGCAAGCCGAACAAATAGCAAAGGCTTTAGGCAACGCGAAGAAGGTCAACGGCAGTTGGCTGGCGAGTTGCCCATTGCCAACTCACGGGCAAGGAAACGGTGACAAGAATCCAAGCCTTTCGATCTCTGACGGTCAAGACGGTAAACCGCTGTTCAAGTGCCACGGTGGATGTGAGCAGCACGATGTGTTTGCAGCCATCAGGGACTATGGACTCTTGCCAGACTTGGAGCCACGCGCTGAACTCTTAGCCAGCATCAAGCCGTTTGAGCAACCAGTGCTGGAGAACGAGTGGCACTACACGGACGAGGACGGCGTGACGCTGTTCATTAAGCAGCGTTACAAGACTAACGACTCCAAGGGCAAGACGTACAAGCAACTAAGGGTTGATGAGCAAGGCAAACGTCATCCTTCCATCACCGGCGCGAAGATTGTTCCGTACAACTTGCCGGAGATAGAAGCAGCCAGAACCAATAACCGCACAGTCTTCTTGACGGAAGGAGAGAAGGCAGCGGACGCGCTCAAGACTATCGGGGTGGTGGCAACCTGTACGCATCAAGGAGCCAGCAGCTTTCCAGAAGACGCAATCCAGTATTTCGCTGGATTGAACGTGGTCATCCTGCCGGATAACGACAAGGTGGGTTGGGAATACGCGAAGAAAGCAGTCAAGGCACTCAAGAACGTCACCAACTCAATGCGAGTCGTAGACTTGCCATTAGATGACATCAAGGAAGATGCGTACGAGTATGTGAACAGGTACGGCTACGACAAGACGGACCTTGCAGCAATCACCAAGAAGGCTGAGAAGATTGCGGATGAGGAAGACGTAACGATACCTGAACGCTTCGTTGCGCAAGAGGAAAAAGAGAAAACTCTTGAGCAATCTTTGACTCTTGGTTTAAGTTTACAACCCGCCAATTTAAGTATCCAACGTCAACCCTTCAAGATTGAGCAGTTGGATGACATTGATGACGAGCCTGTGGAATGGCTGATTGAAGGTGTCATCCCAAAGAAAGCGTTTGTCGCGTTGTACGCGCCACCAGCATCATTCAAATCTTTCGTGGCATTGGACATTGCGGAGTGCATTGCAACAGGACGAGAATTCCTGACTAAAGAAGTCAAGCATCAAGGTGCAGTTCTTTACATTGCTGGTGAAGGTCACGGTGGTATCGGTGCGCGTATCAAGGCCATGAAGAAGCATCATTCAACGCCAGCGGGTGCGCCTGTCTTCTTCTTACGCAAACAGATCAATCTACGCTCGTCAGCAACGGACATTCAAGACCTGATTCAAGCCGTGGATGACATTCAAGCAACGCATGACATCCAGTTCGAGCTGGTAGTGATTGACACGTTAGCCAGAGCGTTTGGCGGTGGCAATGAGAACGCTAGTGAAGACATGGGAGCGTTCATCACAGCGGCTGGCGCAATCCAAGGCAGATACAACTGCGCACTCTTAGTCGTCCACCACGCTGGTAAGGATGCCACCAAAGGATTGCGAGGTCACAGCAGCTTATTAGGAGCCGTGGACACGGAACTGGAGATCATAAGAATCGAGGACGCGCCAAAAGGAATCCTGCACATCAGCAAACAGAAGGACGGTGAGGACGGTCAGAGGTACGGATTCCAGATGATTACGGTGGAGTTATCCACAACACTTTTGGGGTTTGATAGCGTGAGCAGTTTGGCGGTGGAAGTGGATAACGAGATGGACGTAAATAGGCCAAATGCAAGTCCTCCACCAGATAGATCAGGCTCTGGACATAACCAAAGGCTGGCGCTGACAGCGCTGCATTCAGCCATCAAGAAGTTCGGGATGATGGAGAACATTGACGGCAAGCGCAATAAAGCCATCAAGCTGGACCAGTGGAGAGAAGAGTTCAAGGCAAAACTTGGCAGCGATGTGGAACCGCAGACATTCAACAAAGCATGGGCAAGGGTAAAGATGACGCTAACTGACCTTGAAAAGATCGAAATCCATAAGGATTGGGTCTGGGCAATTTATGCTGACGAGGACGGTTCAAGTGTTGTCGTACCGTTCAGTAAATGATGGATGTCCTAGGACAAATGGTAGGACATTTGGACAAATGGGAAGTGCCATTTGTCCCGACATTTAGGTAGGACATATGGTGTGTGGGTCTATAAGACACACACCAATGTCCTATGTGTCGCAGTCGATTTGGATGATATTTGTAAGAAAAGTGTAAGGAGAGATTTATGGCAACAAGGAGCATAAAAAAGAAGGTTGAGCAGCCGAGCATTCCAGCGGACCCGTTTGAGTTGTTTATGCGAAGTAAGTTGATTGAACTTCTTAACGTGCAACAGGCGCACGAAAAGAAGTGGGGAGTTAGTCGGTTGATTGGTTTGGTGGATGAAGAGTTCAGGGTTAAGTTCTGGATGCAGTCGGAACGGGTCTATGCCGCGCAAAAGACAAGGGACGAAGTTAGACTTACGAAAGCCGTCGAAGGCATGAAGAAGGCTTATGCTGCGTTGGAACAGTGGGCTGTTACAACTGGCGTTAGACAAGTGCCCGAGGTGAAGAACTGCCAGTACGAGATGAAGGACGGCTCAATCATGGTTGTGGTTGAGACTTATGAGGATGCGCTGCACTTTGACCAGTTCGCTGGTCACGACGAGCGTAGACACATCTGGTGCATGGAGGAACTTGAGTTGGTGATGAACGCTGAAGTGGTCAAGGAAACTATGGCTCTGAAGCGTAAATATCCGGCTGCTCAGATGGTTCGGCTTGATAAGCCAGCCAATAAGTTCCCTGATGGTGGAGCGACAGGCTTGGAGGATATGCCTTCAGATGATGGCGTTTTGAAGGGCGAGCGTATGGCTAAGGTGTTCGATACTGGTGTCTATGCCTCTAAATCGCGTCAGAAGGTGCTTTAAAGCGATTTAAATGGTCAGTTGATAGCTGACCATGTGTTTGATATAAAAATTGATTCTAGGAGGTTTAAATGGCTGGGAACAAAAAGAAAGTGCATGACATGGCGATGTTGGATACATTGCCTGTTGAGCAATTGCAAACGATGTTTGAGGCTGGAATGTCTGAGACTCGCATCTGTACGCAGCTTGGGATTGGGAAGAAAGCATTGACGGAATGGCTTGATAGGCCGGAGCAGGAAGGCTTCCTCTCGCGTGTGCGTGCGCGAGCTGCCGATAACCTTGTAGGCCAAATGCTTGACATTGCAGACGAAACTGAATACCAAGAGGTTCAAAAAGCTAAATTAAGAGTGCAAACTCGTCAGTGGATTGCTGAACGCTGGAATCCGGCAGCGTATGCGCAGAACAAAATGCCAAGCGTTACGGTCAATCTGGCTAACTTGCGGCTGGATGCGCTGCGACATGGGGAAGTTATCGAGGCTGAGTTGCCCACAGACAAACTGGCATAAGTTGCTACAGTTATCCACAGTTGACTTGGTTTGTTGCATCGATACAACGAAACGTATGTATAGACTGTGGATAACGCTGAAATAACTTTACATAATGAACGTTGTATAAAATGGCTGAATGCAAAAGTATTCAGTTACAGTTGCAAAGCCAGAATCGTGCCAGAAAATCCAGATTTAGCCCCCCGTGGTGGGGCTGTGGGCGGGGCGCTGCTACAGAAGCAACTCCACACATATCCAAAAAAAAACTTTAACAACAACACCCCCACCCACCCCTTATTAAAGCTCCCGTCCAAAAAATTTAAAAAAAATCCGGCACAATGCCAACATGACTACAGAATCAACACCGAAAAAGAAACTGCACGTTGATACACAGGAGTTGGTGGACAACGCTGCCAAGAAGCTGGACGAGAAGATCAAGAACAATCCATTTATTGCTTTCACGGCCCGATACCGTAGCAATCCTGTTTTGTTCGTCAAAGAGGTGTTGAACACCAACCCAGACCCGTGGCAAGAGGAATT